ATTCATAGCGCCATTTCGTTGCCTTGGCCTCTGAGAGTAATTGCCGTCCGACTGCTGCCACCTCCGTGTATGGCGCATCAGCAGGATACAATTGCTCTATTATCGCGATCGCTTTTTCTCGATTCATCTTTGTCCTCCTCATAATTTATACTAGAATCTAACAGATTCCCTGAGCCCCTCCGCAAAGGGGCCCAGGTAATTGTTAGTTCGGCTTTGCCATCGGCATTATCAGTGCAGTCAAGGTTTTGTTCTCGAACAATACCGATTTGTAGGGTTCATCATACCAAGCGACCCAGTCATGCCCAGAGAGATCGTCAAGAAACTTAAGATTAATAATACAACCGCTTTCAATTGCAAGCTGGGCTGCGACCCGGCTGAAGGACCCAATTTCTTTTTTCTTTAACGATTTACCCGCGAGGTCCATACTGACTTCCTTTCTGCCGTCCTTATCCGGCATAACCTTGCGCCAGTTAGGAAACACAATATTCTCGCTGTCATCTTCGAGTACGATCATCTTGATGTTTGCCGAGTTGACATGATACTCTCCGGGAGCGATCCATCCCGTAGGGAAGTCTTTCCAGATATGCAAGCGCAAGCCGTCAGTGCAAATCGCTATTCCTGTACCATCTTCAGTCTCTTCGACATGCAAACCTGTCATAGAGTACCGCGAAGGATCATCGGATCGTGCCTTTAGTAAGAACGATAGGTTCTGAAAGAAAAAACCATGCATACCCTTTTGAATGACCCTTGTTTTTGTTTCTTTTACCGTGTCCATTTTGTACCCCTTTTAAAAATGTTTTTATTTAGGCTGATAGCCTATTTAATGTTATTATACCACATCTCGTATCGATGTCAACAGAAATATTCGACTAATCGCATCTTTTTTTCATTTATTTTAAATAACTGCTTAACAAAATTGTAGAGGGGTTGACATATTTGATTGTATATGATAGATTTATTTTGATGATAATAACTGAAGAAAAGTTGTTAAGTGATTTCCTGGGCGATCTAAACGCTGTACAGCCGTCTGAAGCCATGCCGAAGGCAAAAAAGAAAGGAAAGACAAACAGAAAAAACCCGGATCGGCAGCCCACATTAAAACAGAAATTACTTGTCAACGCGTATCTGGACAAATCTAATACCAAGACATTCGGCAATCAAACCCAAAGCGCACTATCAGTCTATAACACTACCAACAAGGAAGTAGCTCGCTGCATCGCAAGGCAGACCTTACAATCAGAGCCAGTCCAGAATTATCTTGAGCAGAAATGTCAGGAAATGGGGATGGGGATAGAGGTTCGTTTGAGCACATTGCGCTCATTTATCAAGGGCCAGGGCTCTCAAACGACCACAGTGAACCACTACACACCTGTCAAGGATGAAGATGGCAAGCCGACTGATGAGCTCAAACTATCACGCCGGCAGGAGATCATCGCCCCGGTACGTGTACATGATCGCATTCGGGCCATTGAGCAGCTTAATACTATGACTGGCTACTACAAACAACAAGAGATAGACAAGCAAGTGGCACTGCGTGAGGTCGATGACCTGTACAACCGGATAGTCCAGGACACAGGTAAACGGGAACCGGGATAACCGGGCTAGGGGGGAAATGGGTGTCAGTCTTAATATATATTCTCCCTCCCCTTTCGTCTCTGAACAAAATTTAGCAAGGGGGCTATATGGGTAAAGTAAAGACGGTGGAATTAGCGATATTGATGGCAGAAGATTTTCACCAGTTAGGGGCGGAAAAATTTCGGGAAAAATGGAAAAATGGAAAAGGATGGGATATTTCCGAAAAAGAGTTAAAAGACATAAAGACGATATTAAATCGATATAATCATCTGGAACTTTCCGATGATTATGTCATTAAAGAAATGTTCTATGATTATTCTGTATCTTAGGGGGCTATACGACATGTCGCAGAGTTTTAAAAGATTAGAAAAGGTCAGGGAGGCTGGTGAGAGGAATAGGATGGTAGCTGAGATGGAGAGGGGGAGAGGTACGGTAGGGGAGGTGTTGAGGCGGCGATCCAGGATAGAGGTGAGGGAAGAGCGGATGAGTAGAGAGATCAAGCGGGGGAAGAGTCCGATATTTGAGGCGAAGGAACGGGCCAGGGGGGAAACATGAAACAGTTATTTTTCGTATTACATGGCAAAGAAGATAATTACAGTTTAGCGGGAATATATGGCAGTATGGAAAAAGCGATAAAGATGGCGAAGGCATTCAAGGCAGATAATTATGACCACTTTGAAGTGAAGATATATTCTGGTAATTTTGGAATTGTTGACATGGGGAAGGAAGAGGAAAAGTTATAATGCCTAAATCATTAGCTGATAAAATTGACGAATATGTATCTGGGAAGGGCCAGACTCAGGGAGTTCCGGCGCCGAAACCCCGGCAAAGCCTAAAAGATATTCTTGGGCCGGAGAATATGATGCCGACAAACGAGCAACCCGGGCCGGAATTATATAAAGGAGAAGGCACAGACCGAGGAATGTTTGACAAAATAATGGGTATGATAAAAAGGTTATCTCCCGGAATGGATTTAAGTAAACAACCTGGGGCTGAAAGGGAAAAGCAATTCTTTCCAAAGTCTCCGGGCTATAAATATTGAGGATGCCATAAATGACCAAGAAAGAACTTTTGGAAATATTTGTAGATACTCAAAAAAAATATGATCCTGAATTCGCTCATTATGAAGCTGATAAAGCTTTAATAGAATTCATAAATGATGAAGAAATTAAAAAGGCTTTTAATGATATGGTAAAATGGTATGCATAAACTTATAAAACGAGGAGGCCATAAATGGCTAAAGAAAATGATCCTGTAAAGGAAGCGTTGGAAGAAGTGAATGAAGTGTTTCTGGATGATGAAGGGGAAGCCCCAGCCGACTATAGTGAGAACGAGGCGGTAGACTCGGGTGAACAAATAAACGAGCAACTTGCTAAAAGTAAAGCAGTAGAACCGGTGCCGGAGGGCGCCGCTGATTTTGTTGATCGGGGGAAAACCGCGCGGGCGGAAGAGATTGCCGATGACCCTTATCCTGGAATGAGCAGGATAGAAAGGGCGCAGGCAGAAAAATACAAACATGTAGGTGTAGATCTGGCTCATGGTAAAGACAGAACAGTTCAATCTAGATTTGTAGATTTCACTCAAGAAGGTGATGTGCCGGCGGAGAGTGTAAAATTGGAATCGGTTAATATGATTCTAGTATCTTTCTATGGCGGACAGTATAAAGCCTGGCATTTTGACAATCTAAGCGTTATTCAAGGATTTGCTCAGAATCTTAAGGGAATTAAGAGGCTGTTTAAGTTTGTTCCCGGCACCAGCGAGTTGCAAGAAATAAATGCCATGGGAGTTCCGATCAAGCGTTGAAAGAATATCAAAAACCTTTTCAGATGAACTCTTATGAAAGACATAGGTTTGATCTTATGATTGAGCAATGTGAAGGCGATAAGAAAATGGCCTTTGATTATTGGTTACGCTGGAAGATTAAGACTGACCTTTTCTTTTTCGGCAACGAGGTGATGGGATGGCGATACGCTTGCAGTAAGGATCGAAAAAGATGGCGAGTTGATCCTAAATTGCATCGCTGGCTGGCCAATATTTTAATGTTGGTTGGTGATAAATTAATTCAAGTCCCACGACTGCATTTAAAAACAACCTGGGTAAAACTAGATATCATGCGATTAATTTTAATCAATCCTTTGATTAGAATTCTTTTATCTTCGGTTACAACTAGGTTAGTGCGTAGAGAATTAGCAGATATTAAGCGTATGTTTGCGACTCCTATTCTTTTAAGACTTTTCAAACAGCAGATTCCAGAACCCGGAAATGACTATAAAAACTGGGAAAAATCCACGATGGATGAGCTTACTATAAAACGAGATCATTCATTGGGAAAAGTTCCTCAAGAATCTCAGATTACAGTTGTAGGAGCTGACACACGGATTACTGGTTTTCATTTTGAGCAAGGTTTTTTTGATGATCCGGTAGATGATAGTACGGTAAGAACCGCAGAGCAGATGTTGAAATCAGAAGAATGGTGGGAGTTCATGCAGCCGATTTTAGAAACCGATGCTGAAATAACCTGGACTTGTACTCCTTATCATTATAATGATCTATCAGCAAAAATCATCAAAGAAAGACAAATAGAGAAAATATTTCATAGATCGAATATCGAGAACGGAAAGCCTATTTATAAATCCTGGTTTACTTTAAAAGATTTTGAAAAACTCAAGAAACGCATGGGTTCATACAATTATTCTTGCCAGATTGAATGTAATGCTACTCCGGACGAAGAGAAAATATTCCAGCCTCCACAACCGACTTTTTCGATGCCGTTACCTGATGATGAAAAGGGTTATCGGTATTATTTATTGATTGATCCGGCGGCGACTGTGCAGTCCTACAGTGATAAAACCGCTTTCGTGATAATAGCAGTCAATCATCTTAACCAGGTATTTGTAATTGAAAGTTTCTCTTTTAAGCGAGCGGGAAATGAAATTGCGGATCTTCTGATTAAGAAACAGTTACAATATTCGTTCAAGATGATAGGAATAGAGTTAGGATTACAGACGCATTTAGATATCATAATTGATATGAAAATTGCTGAATGGGAAAGAGAGAATAAACCAAAGAAATTAAAAATCAAAAAGATGCCTATACCGATTACAAAACTAAATAAAAGATATAGAATAGGCACTACACTCGGTTCTTTAGTACGCACAGGTAAAATAAGAATAAATGCTAATTGTATATCATTGCTCAGGCAGATGGATATGTTTACAGGGAAAGAAGGTGATGAGGATAATGAGATAGACGCTCTCTCTATGTGTGTTTATGTTGTGGAGAGTTTTGCTCAGCATAGGAACCTGGATAAAATCTTTAAATCGCCTGGTATGACCTGGCAAGATTTTCATGACAAAAAACGGAGAAAAGGCTGGGCCAGCCGTTTTGCGAGTTGAAAAGAAACGCAGATTATGGTGTAAATACTGCGGCAGGAAAATGTATAATCCGATAAAAGTCGGCGGTTATTTATGTTGTCGCTGGTGTGAAGAATATATGAAGGAGAAAATAGATGGCAATACCAAGCCAGGGAAGCGATGTTAATTTTGCTTCTTTGATGGGGGCGGCCGGCGGCGATCCGGATAGGTTGAAACAACTCATGAATATCTTTAGTGTTACACAGCAAGGAAAAAATATGATGAGGGGTACACAGACCGGGTTTATGGGTAATTTAGGAGCATTGCAGGGAAGTGGGGCACAGTACAGACCTCCGGCGCCGCAAAATATAAGGCCGGGTAGTAGAATGGGATTTCAGAGGAGTAGAAATAGAGGTCTTGCGGGAATCTAGAAATGGCACTTAGAGGATATAAATGTGCGGAATGTGGACATTCTTTTGATCTTGTATTTTCAAAGGAATATCCGTTACAATATAAGTGTGAGTGTGGAGCAATGGCTCAGTATCATTTTGGTAATTTTGCTTTTGCCTTTACTTTCAAATACGGTTGGGACCCGGGAGCGGGAAAAGGATTTGATTCTAAGAGACAGAGAGACAACTTTCTGGCGGAAAAAGAACTTGAACCGCTACCTGATGGAGCGTATGATACTCAATATAAAGGAAAATAATGGCCTGGGGACGTAAAAAAGATAAAGACATAGATACTCCGAGTTCAGAATTACCCAAAGAGTATAAATCTATGCTTAACATATTCAACAAGGTTTATAATTCTGAAGAATATAAAGACCGCCGAAAGGACATGAACCGCTGGTTGGAATTGTATGAAGCTAAACTCTGGGGAAAAGATTTAGATGATAGTGAAAGCAGGGTTCAAGTTAATTATATTTTTTCCAGTGTTGAAGCTATTTGTCCTTTATTAACGGACAATCGTCCTATTTGGCATACGAAGGCAAAAGAGCCGGTTTTTCAGAATCTGTCTAATTTATATGGGAAAGCAAGTGAATATTTATGGGATTTTTTAGAAATGGATGACATAATTCACCTTGTTGTAAAAGATTGTCTTTTATTTCCCGTGGGACTTACAGAAACATATTGGGATGTCGAGGCGGATGAAATCGGAATTGAAGTAACCGATCCCCGGACTTTTGTGATTGCTCCGGGTTATGATGATTTGTGGAAAGCCGCCTGGTGCGGAACTAAAACAAGAAAAGCTCTTTCCTGGGCCAAAATGAATTATCCCGAAAAATATAAATATATAAAAAGTGATAATGAAAAGAATCCCGATGAACGTGAAAATAAAACTTTTATGGAACTCGAAGACGAAACTTTTATAGTTTATAAAATCTGGATGCGCGATGATAGTATCGTCGAGTACATGGAAACGGAACAAGCCCAATACGATGAAAGTGGTAATATTGTTGAAGAAGAAAAAAAGGTTAAAAAATATAAGCAAAAATATCCGAACGGTCGGACTATAATTCTTACAAAAGATATTGTTCTTAGTGATGAAGACTCTCCTTTTAAGCATGGTTTACCACCCTGGGTGGCCTGGTATGATTATAGAGTGCCTCATAGCTTTTGGGGTATGGGTGAACCGCAACAAATTGAATATCTTCATAAAGAGTATAACACCCAACTTCAAACGGCGGTAAAATGGACAAGACTAACAGAGAATCCAAATTATACTATAGATACTGCCGCAGGTTTGGATGAAGAGACGGTTAAAGATGAGTTTTGGGAAGGCGGAAAGATGTGGATAGTCAATCCCACAGAAGGAGATCCGATCAAAAAAGTTGAACCAGGTATTATGGATCGAACGGCTTTAGAATTAATTCGTATATTACCTAAAGCGATTGAAGAAACATCCGGATTAACTGCCCCGATAAAAGGACAGGCAGCAAAAAAAGAACGTCAATCTGCTACCGAGTGGTCGGGTATAATGGAATCAGGTTATACTAGAACCAGACAAAAGGTGCGTAACCTGGAATCATCTCTAAAAAGGCAAAATTATTTACACATAAGTTTGATGCAACAATATTATGATACACCAAGATATTTTTCTTATAAAACAGGAGATGAAGAGGGAGCGAGATTAGATTTCGGTCTTATAGGAAACTCTGCGGATGTTTTCCGGCAAGTAAATAAACCGGAACAAATACAATTAGATGATGGTGGGATGGAAGGACAAGACGATTATAACCAAAGAATTAAAGAAGATAAAACCTATCAAGAAACTGAAAGATTGATTAATGAAGTATTCGGGAAAACTGATCCCATTCATTTTAAGTTTAAGATAGAAATACAAACGAATAGCACTTTGCCGATGGACAAACAAAGCTTGGCTAACTTGTTTTTACGATTGGCCGAGATACAAACGTCGCCAAATAGTATTGTTGATGCTGAGGCCGTCATGGAACAACTTCAAGTGCCTAATAGAGAAGCCATTCAAAACAGAAAAGAGCAAGAGAAGAAAAGAATCTTGCAGGCGCGTCAACAGCAAGCACAAGTTCCCGGAAAAGGCCCCAAATCAATACCTATGGGCGGGGCACCACCGGGTGTACCGCAATTAGTAAGAGGAGAATGATATGAGCGATATTAACAGAATGCCGCCGGGGAATCCCCCGGGGGGGATTGGGTTGCCGGCTGGAGGCCCACCTCAAGAAGATTTACAGCAGAAACTAAAAGGGTTGAGATCGGTTTTTAATCCGACTGATCTTTCTATGATGAGACAAGAGGGTGAAATCGATCCCAATATGAGCGTGCTTGAATTACTGACTAAACTGGGTATAGACCCGAAAGGCCCGATCACACAGTTTCAAAAGTTTGCGATGGATCAAATGAAAAACTCGAATCCGTTGAGAAAATTACAAGCATTTGCAGGTCAGGCTGGCGGACAAGGAGGGCCTCCTCCTACAAGACCCGGCGGGCCACCCGGCGGGCCAGGACCTGGCGGAGCTCCATTACCGCCTGATTTTGACCGTCTTATGAAATAGGAGTATAATAGGAGTATATATGGTAAATCTACAAGGGAACCTGTGGGACAAGATAGGACTTCAGTGGTTTGCTGAAACACCCCTGGAAGGTCCTCCCGGAGAACCCGAAAAGGAACCGCCGCCAATACCACTTCCAGGAGAGGGTGGAGAAGGTGAAGGACAACCTGTGCCATTCTATGAGTGGCAACCTCCCGAAGGGGAGAAACAAAGTTATAAATCTCCCGAAGACTTGGCCGAGGCCATGAAAAAAAGTTTTTTCATGCAAAGCGATTATACCAGGAAAACGACCGAATTAAGGTCTAATTCTGAGCGAATCAGACAACGGGAACAAGAACTTGAAACGTTGGCAAAACAACTCAACGAAACAGGTAATGAGTATAAGAAGTTCAAAGAGTTCATGAATGTCCGACCTGATACCTTCGCTCAATTTAAGCGTATGGTAGAATCGCCGCCGTCTCCTGAAGAATCTTTCAATCGTTCAAGGTCTTATACCAATGACCAGATTGAAGAAATCAAGAAGACTATGGAAGAGCTGAAGACATGGAAACAAGATCAAGAGTTTGATCGGCAAAAAAGCACTATCTATGATGAGATGAGATCGCAACATAACGATTTTAACCCAGAAGAGGTAGAAGAATTGCTTACAAAACTCGGCCAAAACGATCCAAAGGGTTTAATTGAAACGGCGTATTTTGCTTTGAAAGGCCGTTTGGACCCGGTGGAAATGGAACGCAGAGTCGCAGAGGCGGCTGAGAAAAAGCGCCGAGAAAATGCGGGTATCACGCCCGGTTCGGGAAGACCCGCACCCAAACAAGAGTTTGGATCAGTTGAAGAAGGAAGAGAGGCGGCTTTGCGGGAGGCACGTTAGACCTCAAAAAATAGGAAAATAAAATGGCTCTCACACGATCTGAGGCTAATTCTGTTAGCACTCGGTTTTTTGATAAATCGATGACACAGCAGGTCTATGAGGATTCGGCATTTTTTCTTAAAATAAAAAATAATCGTTCTATCGTAATGGATGGCGGCACTGAATTACAGTTTCCCATCAGATACCGCAAATTCGGTAGAGCGGATGCTGTAGGTCCTCATGGACAGGTTTCCTTTGAGCAGAAAGAAACCAGAACGTCGGGGTTGCTTGAATGGAAATATTATAATTGCGACAACATGATTTCCTGGGATGAAAGAACCAAAAACTCAGGCAAACCGCGTATTGTAAATCTTCTTGCCGATAAGGCGGAAGAAATCCGTCAGGACATGATGGATAGGCATTCAACAGACCTTTATGTTGAGAATCCTAACGGTCTGGGATTTAGTTCCCTAGCAACTATTGTTGATTCAGCGACTGCTTATGCGGATATAACTGTGTCTGATGCTGCGGCTTGGGCCGCACAGGAAGACTCATCTACAACCGAGTTGATTCTGTATGGAAGCAATTCGTTGAGTTATCTCATCAATCAGGCAACCTTCGGGAAATATATGCCCGATCTGCATTTAACCACCAGGGATCTCGCTTCAAAGTTTGAATCCCTTATTGAACCTCAAAAGCGTTATCAGGACAAGGAGCTAGCCAGCGCCGGTTTTAAGAATGTCACTTTTCATGGTGTACCGGTAATCGGCGATCCTTTCTGTACTGCGTCATCCTGGTGGGGTCTTTGTATGAAGGTATTTGAACTGAGGTATCATCCCGACTGGAATTTCGATGTAACGGAATGGAAGGATCTGTTCCAGGCTGGTTTCCCCAGGGCCTTTGGTAAGGTTATGTCATGGGCTGGAAATCTTTGTTGCAAGATGCGGAAATGTAACCTTAAGTTCACCGCATTAGACTATACGATTTAGGAGGATAATATGGGTTCATTTTTTGTACCAAGTTCTACACAAAAAGCAACCTTTGAACCAAGGTATGATTCGGACGGCAAAGTGTTTCTACAGGCCGTTGCGGCAGCCGTTCTTACTGCGAAAACCCCAGTAAGTATTATTGCAGATGAGTTTGGCCCTGTAACTTTAGCATTGGCTAGTAGTGCCAAATACTATAGGGTTGGAGTTCCGCTAGCCGCAGCGTCAACTGGTGATCTTCCTTGGCTACAACATGGCGGTTATATCACAGATGTAGTTACGTCGAGTATTACTACGACTGTGGGTTATGGAATTGAAATAGATGGTGGTGTTGTAGCTCTGGTGAGTGCCGATTATTCTGGTGCGTCCGAAGAGTTTGCAGTATGTACGGAAGCTTCCGGTGCGAGTACGACACATGAGTTAATGCTTGTACCGAGACAGATTCTTTCATCGACCTAATCAGTAGGCTTAAGTAGTATAGCGGGGGCTATGCCCCCGCATTTATACAAGGAGAAAAATATGGCAGGTGGAACTAAAAGAACAAGTGATAGGTTAGAGTTTATAAGCAATACCGGGTTTGCATCAGGTGGATGTATTAAGGCAGGCTCAACAAATAATCCTCTAAACCTACGCACTGCAAGTGTGCCTATGGTATGGCTAAACACAACCTGTGCTTTAATAGCCGGCAAATCTGTGTCTATGCAAATAGATCATGTTATGACGATAGCCGCATCGGCAGGTCATGTAGAAGCGTTGAGGGTGAGCGTAAGCTCTGATGTGAAAACAGGAGCTTGGTGCAATGCAATCATTGCACGACTGGACTATAAAACGTCTGGAGCAGCCCATGGTGAAGCAGGGCCGCTTTATGCGGAATTAACCTTGCCTAACAGTTCATTATCGAGAGGTGAGCTTTATGGACTCGGTATCGGAATTAGTGCCGGTGCGAGTTCTAGCTGGGCAAGTGCGGGGCCGGTATCGTTTATTAAATTCGATGCCCAGGGAACTTTGACTAATCTTAACGCAAGTGGGTATCTATTCCATCTCGCTGGTATTACCGATACAGCAAATGGACTGTTCGATCTCATCACCGCCGCAGGCTTTGATGCTTGCTTAAAGATTCGGGTTGGAAGTACGGACTATTTTATTGGACTTGCAAATGATAACTCATTTGCATAAGGGGAAGAAAATGGAATTAACTGTAATGGAGCGGATGGGAATTTTACAGATCCTAAGTCCGGAAGGGGATCTGATTTACCTCCGGGCCAAGAGGGAGTTGGTTGGGAAAGTTGGCCTGACGGCTGATGAGATTTTGGAGTTCAAGGTTGTTGAAGTAAACGAGAGGATGAGATGGGATATGACTGTTCCTCAAGAGAAGGAAATTGATCTTTCAAATGGGGAGATAGCTATGGTTTCCGATGTCCTAAAGAAGCACGTTGAAGACAAGAAGCTCCATGAAAACCATCTTTCTCTTTATGAGAAGTTGGTAGAAAACTAAGGAGAGTATTATGTATGGAGCTCATGTTCAGGGCAAGACGACCCTGGACGCAACAGGAAACTCTAATATTATAGCTGCCGCTGGGGCGGGTGTGAATACTTTTTTGCAGCAACTTGTCGTTGCAATTTCCGTATGGACGGCCAGTGCCATTGTCTCTGTAGATGATGGCACTACAACTTTCTTTGCGTGGGAGGCAGCTACTGCCGGGGGCGGACAACCACCCATGATTGACTTCGGGGAGAAAGGAATCCTCTGGGGCACCAATAAGGCAATTCGTCTAACTGTAGCGGGCGGAAATTGTACGGTACATGCTGTGGCGAAGGGATATATAAGAGGATAACATTATGACAATAGACCCTTTGGATTCATGTTCGTGGAGACGAAACGAGTCTCTAAATGGCTGAATTTCTCATACTAACTAAAGAGCACTGGATGGATTTGCCTTCTAAATCAAATCCAAGTATGACCGGATACGAGCGGAATCAATTGTTAATTGAGCAAGATGATACGCTTACTTTGGTACAGAAAATCAAGAAGAAAGATTTGTTGACTCTGAAATATAGTGCACGTTATCAACCAGGTGATCCGACCGGAGAAGTACATGAGGATGGCTTTTGGACTGATGGAAAGCGTAAAGGTTTTGGAGCAAGCAAAGGACTGGCATTAATCTGTATTACAGGAACGGCAGTGAAAGATATTGAACCGTATTTGCGACCACTTGAAGACAATACAGATCCAGAAAAACCAGTCCTTCTAAAACGCAGACAATATCAGGTTGATTTGTCTCAGATTATCTTGGATGCACAAGATAGATTGATCGTTTCAATGTTGGCCGATGTCCACTTCAAAGATAAGGCAACCGGATTAGAGGTGAATTAAATTGGCCGCATTGATTGAATTTACAGACCCCACTGCTACTGGTGCTGGTAACGGCAATAACTGGACTGACGCTTATACCGCAGCCAGGACATGGGAATCTACAGAGCAACAGGATCTTACCGATGGTGGCGGAGATACAATGACCGTTCATTGTCGTACTTCGAGCACAACAGCCGATGCTATGGGCGTAGATTATCTTGACATAAATGGTTGGACGACAGGCGCAGCTAATTATATTGAAATGATTGCTGATGTTGGAGATAGGCATGATGGTACGGCAAACAGTGGTTATTATCTAACCTATACTGGAAATTATGGAATTATAAAT